TATCATCTTCGGAAACATTGTCAGGCATTTCAAAGTCTTTTGGTTCTTTGAATATAAGTTCTTGAGTATCGATTAGTTCTTTACTATATTCTCTTATCATCTGACCGTGAAGTCCGTCATACAAATCATCTCCCATAAATTTATGATGTACACAATAATCTGCAGGCCCATGCAATGCAAGTTTAGTATAAGGTAAAGACTCTTTGGTTGCGGGTGCATCAATAATGAATATCTTAAGTCCTAACTCTGCACACGCAAGTAAACAACTTAAATGATAATGTGTGACATCTAGTATAGAGATTGCAACAACTTCTCCCTTACGGACATTGTAGTTCTCTCGAAACAACATCTTCCATTTTTTAATCTCATGGATAAGTTCTTCTTTAGTTTTACTATCGAAGTTTATATTGTCGTTTAGTATATGTCGATTAATGAGTCTTGACAACTTTTTTCTCTATATTAAATACCACTTCATGGGTAAAAGGTTTTGTTTTTCTACTTTGCATGTAGTCATATGTTTCATTATCTGGTACTAAAACTCTCTCTATTCCTTTATCTTCTATTTGTTGATTAACATAATCTGTCATGAATTCTAGAATTTGTTGTTCATCATCTCTATGGTGATAATCCATAACATTTAAATCATGTATCTTACTTGCAGTCATAAGTGTAGGTAAAAAGTAATAGAAAATACAGAAATCATGATGCAGCGCCCTACTGATTGCAACACTATCTTGAGTAAAGGTTGATATATGTTTTTCTATTTCGTCTAGTACTTGTTCATGTGAATATAATTTAGGCCACCAGACTTGAGATACCTTTGTAACTTTTGCAAGGTCTTCTGAATACTGAATACAATTATCTTCGGGACTTACTTCCCACGGTTGTATATCAGTTCCAGGCATGGGTGCGATTTCTTCCATTGTCATGACCGTGGACTTAGGTGGAAATGCTTCTAAAATTTTTCTATATAAACCATTCTTTAAATCCATACGAGTTAAACCACCAGAATTATTTGGGTCAATAGGTTTATTAAAATCATGTATAACATCTAATCTGATACTAGGATTGCAATGTTCATCAATAGCATGTAGTAAAAATTTCATTGCACTTATATAAAAGTCAGTATCCCCAGATAATATCTTATTGTTCACTATGAAGGTTTTTAATCCAAGTTCCCAGGCCGCAAAATTACCCGCAATCATATTAGTATTTCCAGTCAATGTACCAATTGAAATATTGTCTCCTTTCTGTAAACCTTTAGAAAGATACAAATGTTTAAACTTGTTTATTCTTTTACAAAGAGTTGCATAGTCCATATCCTCTGTCACATGATAAAAGTTTGGATTAATTAGTTCACGAGTTATTGTAGTCATCTTTCATATCCTTAATAAATTTAGAATGTATCTTACACCCTATAAATTCATTGTAGTAATCATCACGAAGTAAAACATCATTTTCAAATTGGAGTTTGGCTTCGTAGTATGAACACTCCCCTTTTGTTCTACATAAGTATAGTATTCTGCGTTTAAATAGTTTACCCTCTTCACGCAGTTGTTTGACTTGGTCATTTGAACCATGATAATCTTTCCAATCGGATTGTACTCGAGTGATTATCTTTCTTTTACGGGATTGGTTTTTAGGTAGGACTTTCTTTTTCCAGAAAAACTTTTTACCGATATATTTCATACCCGTATCAACTTCTTCTACTTCATAAACAAATCCCTGATATTTCTCCAGTTCTTCTTCACTCAAATCAAATACTTTATCTTCATATAACCAAGTCACATAACTATTTAGTTATTCTCTAAACCAGTGTATTAGAGTTTTTCTTTCTCCCCAGTTGACTCTGTTTACGGAGTGTACAACATCATCATCAATTCTTATAGTTTGTCCTTTCTTTAAAACTATTTCTTCTTCTTTATCACGTGTATGAATAACTAGTTCTCCACCCATATATTCACTTGGATTAGATAACATAGTAATTGTACTCCAACCTTTGTATCCTAAGTTGTTTGCACCATGCATATGTTCTATAGTAGAAGAACCAACAGTGTACTTTAAAAAATACCAAGTATAAAGTTTAATGTTTTCTCCATACTTTTTTTGTATATCCTTTAACATAAAATTATTTTTTTGAGTTGGTTGTGTCCATTTTAAATCATGAAACACAACACCAGCAGCTTGAGTCTGACCCGATTGATTTGATAAGTTTGGACTATCTTGAAGGTCTGAAACATTAAATAATTCTTCTATATGAAATAGAGACATTTCATCAAACACATAATCTATATCGTACATTAATCTTCTAGTTCTATAACTTCCGCCTCTGCACCACACATGGGACAGTATAAAGGTTCTTCATCATTATCTATAATGATATGAGTATGAGACTCGCACACATGACAGATTATCTCATATTCTTTTTCTTCCAAAACTAACAACCCACATTTGCAACTAAATCATCTAGTTTATCTTCAATCCTTTCGAGTTGTTGTGGTGTGTCCACATCTTCCCAACCCCAGTCACCTTCTAAACCATTTACTGAATATTCGGTGACTCTCTTCTCAAAGAAGTTATCGTGTGATGCACCGTTGAGTACCCAATCTAGCCATGGTAGTGGATTGTCTTTTGCATTGAAGTTTGGTTTCATACCAAGTTGTAATAATCTTCGGTCTGCAATGTGTCTGATATATTGTTTAACTTCTTGTTTTGGAAGACCTTCAATCTTGTGATTATTATATGCAAGGTCAATAAATTTATCCTCTAGTCTAACTACATCTTTTGCGATTTTGTAGATTTTAGATTTAAGTTCGTCATTAACGATACGTGTGTGTTCTGAACAAAACTCTCTAAATAGTTTTGCATTACCTTGAACATGTAGAGTTTCGTCACGAATAGACCACTCAACAATTGTACCCATACCTTTCATCTTACCATATCTTTGGAAGTTTAATAACATTACAAAAGATGCAAAGACTGATAGTCCTTCGTTGAATACTGATTGTGCAAGTGCAAGTGCAAGACCTTGTTGGGTAGAAATATCTCCGTCTTTCATAAAGTCAATCTTATCTGACATCTCTTTATATTCTAGGAATGCGTGATAGTCTGAGTCTGGTAAACCAAGTGTATCATTAAGTAATGCATATGCACGTTGATGTACTCCTTCTCTGTTTGCAAAGGAAGATAACATGTTTCGGACTTCATTGTTTTTAAATTTAGGGATTAGGAGTTCATGATAGTTCTCTCCTACTTGTACATCTGATTGCGTAAACAATCTTAATACTTGTGTGATGAATAACTTTTCATCTTCTGTGAGTTTAGTTCTCCAGTCTTGAACATCTTCGGATAGTTCTGCTTAGTCTTCTATCCAGTGTATCTCTTCGTGTTTTTTAGTTAATTCTACAGCCCAAGGGTATAGAAAAGGTTTGTATGTTTTTGAAAATTCTAATAGTGCCATTGTTATCCTTCACATGCTTTGCAGTCTTCCGACTCTTCGATTTCTGTTTTGTCAAATAGTTCCATAAGTTCTTCATAACCCCCAACATATTCACCTTGTAAATATATTTGTGGAACTGTCTTGACTCCTTTTCGACCCGTCACTTCTCTTGCAGTTTTACCAATCTCTTCAAGATTAATCTCGTCATATGGTATACCACGAAGTTTCAGTTCTTCTTTTGCAAGTTGACAGAAGGGACAATTCGGTTTGGTATATACGATTGTACTTGTATCACTTTGCAGTGCGACTCGTTCTACTTTCTCTGAAACATTCTCTGCACGAGACTTTGCTTCAGTTCGTAGATAGTAAAGACCTTTCAACCCGTGACTCCATGCACGTAGATGAACTTTATTTACATATGATTTATCTGCACCAGCGGGAAAGAAAAGATTAACAGATTGTCCTTGACATATATATTTCTGTCTATCTCCCGCATGTTGAACTATCCAGTTCTGGTCTAATTCGTCCGCAGTTTTATATATACTTTTCTCACCTTCTGTAAGGAAGGATAAGTGTTGTATAGACCCCTTATTGGTAATTATAGAACTCCAAATACTATCGTTATTCATATCTTTGGACTCAAGTAGTTGTTCTAGGTATTTATTCTTTACTAGAAAACTACCCGCACGGGTTCTATGAGTATATGCATTTGCCTTCAATGGTTCGATAGAAGGACTTGTTCCTAAAATAACACCACTCGATGCGTTAGGGGCGATTGCAGTTAAGTGTGCATTTCTTTTACCCGAACCTTTTCCGTCAAGATATTCTCCTCTTTCTTTTGCAAGTAGTTCGGTTTCTGCGTGTGCTTCATCGTGAATAAAACTAAACACTTGATGATTAATTTCTTTTGCGAGTTCAGACTCCCATGCGACACCATGTTTGTGTAGAAGAGAGTGAAATCCCATTGCACCAAGACCTAAACTTCTCTCACGCATTGCAGAATACTTTGCACGAGAAATCGTGTCAGGAGCGTTCTGTATGAAGTACTCAAGGACATTGTCTAACATTCTTATCAAGTCTCTTACAATAGTAGTATCTTTCCACTCGTCATAGTATTCTAGATTTAAAGATGATAGACAACATACTGCAGTTCTCTCAGGACTTGTTGGTAAATGTATCTCATTGCATAGATTACTTCCGTGTATCTCAAGACCTTTATCTTTGAGTGGTTGTGGTAGATATCTATTTGCAGTATCAATAAAGTTTAGATATGGTTCTCCCGTTCTAAATCTTATCTCAAGTATTCTTTCCCAGAGTTTTCTTGCACTAACCGTTTCTTTTACTGACTTATCATTCGGGTCAATCAAATCAAATGGTTTGTTTTCCATAACTGCAGACATAAATTCATCTGTTAAATTGATTGCGTTGTGTATGTTTAGTGCTTTACGTTGGACATCACCAGTCGGTATACGTATGTTTAGAAACTCCATGATGTCTGGGTGGGAGATATCCATGTAGGCTGCATAAGAACCCTTTCGTGTTTTACCTTGTCGGTATGCAATCATATCTGCATCAACAGTATGCAGAAAAGGTATTGGGCCTGGTGCAATGTCAGATACCGTTCTTACATCTGACCAATGTCCACCAACTCCACCACCCATGATAGATAACCAACGCAGTTCAGAAGAATGTTCTATAAGACCTTCTAGGGTGTCTGGAACATATGTTAAGAAACAAGATATGGGCATACCCTTACTTTTCTTATTTTGTCCGTTAGGTGCGTTAGAAAGAACTGGGGACGCAAACATAAACCACTTCTTACTTACGTATTCGTAAAGTCTTTCTGCGAGTTCTTTATCTACTTTATTGTTGTACTTTGACCATGCCCAACTTGCACGTGCAAAACCTTCTTGTGGAGACTTCTCGTCTTTGGTCAAGTAGAAATCTTTTAACATTCCTACTGCATAGTTTTCTAATAGTTTATCTCTTTTTTTGTCAATGATTAAGTCCAAGTTCTCTCCTTGTGAAAGTTAAAGTGTGGACTATTATACTCTAATCAAATAGAGTTGTCAATGACTATTTTGATAATCTACTGCGGTTTTTATCTATCGCACGAGAACCAAACCAGAATGAGATAATGGCCGCAAAGATTGCTTTGGTATCTTCGTCCCATAGTATGTTAATCGCTTCTTGAAAGTCTGTTCCCGCCTGTAATGCACTATAGAGTAATGTTCCCTCTATAACTGCAAACAATAGGAAAAACGCATATGTTATAATAGGTCTGACTGACCTTGCTAATCCACTTATAAATCCCGTACCTTGTTGCAACACTATGTCGTGTTGTATTAATCTCTCGTGTTCTTTATCTTTTGCTTGTGCTTGAAACAGTTCAAACTTTTGTTTCCCCATTTCTTTTTGAATTTTTGCTTGGTGTTCTAAGTTCTCTCTGTTAATTTGTGCTTGTACTTCTAACTTCTTGAGTTCGTACTTTTGGTCTTGTTTTTTCTTGAAACTGTCTAGTATGCCTGGGATTACTGAACCCCCAAATCCTAATAAACTACCTAATAAACTTAACATACTTTTCTCCGACTAGTTTTATATATACAAATTTAAGTCTTCACTTCTGGTTCGTCTGGTTCTCGGTCTTTGTCGTCTACTTCACCCGCATCACCTTTAATAAATTGTCTCATTTTTGTGAATAATTTGTTTTCAGTTTTTTTATCCCCTAGTTTTTT